GAATAGCTCTAGCACTTCCAGAAAGCACATTGACGTTAAATTTTGGTGGTAAATTTATTACTAATCCAGCTTTTGTAATTTGGTTTTCCATTAGTTTTAAAACACCACTTTCAGCAGTATTTTTTTCATCTCTTCTTGTTTGAGATTTATTGTATGCACTGTCTAAAAAATAACCATATTGTTTTGGTACAAACAAAGGCTGACTAAACGGAGCCATCAAAGAGTATTCATTATCGTCGTATTTAAACCTATAGCTAAATCTAACAAACTTGTCTTTTAAATAGTTTTCATCACCATCAAAGTTTACGTTGTAATCAGGATTTAATTCTTCTAACTGTAATATATTATTTGCGGTAAAAGCTGATCCAGAACCATAAAACGCAACCGCAGCAGCATTAGCAGCGGCCATTGACTGCGTAGCATTATATCCAGAACCTATAGGATATTCAAACTCTATATTACCAAATGTTACACCATTAGCTGCATTACCAAAGATGTTAGTTATTTTAAAATAACCTAATTCTGGTTTATCTATATTTAAAAATCTTGTAGTAGTATTATTAATATCTATATCTAATGTTCCATACTCTAAAACTATAGCACTAGATGTTATAGAATCTACTACACAAGCTGAGTTAGCCGGTAAATATTCGCTTAAAGTATCTTTAGCAGTAGGTAAATCAGTAGTTGGATCTACGAAAGATATAGGATCATAAGGTGCATATTTAGCTACAGATACATGATCTTCGTTAGTATAGTAAGTTGGATTGGCTATGGCTGTTTCTACATTTATTTTTCTAGGTTGATTCCTGTTATCTGTAAAAAACAACAAATCCTCTATTAAATCAACACCAAGCATTGGGTGTGTTTTAGAAAAATTTAAAAAAGCGCCTTGAACTATAATGCCACTAGCAGCATTTCCACCTGCTAATGGTCCTTCAATGTACGCTATGTAACAATTAGCGCCAGTTATAGTTCCACCTGCTGGATGAGGTACACTGTCAACTGGAAAGTTGCTTAAATTATTAGGTGAAGAATCATTAAAGTTGGTTGCAAATATATATATTCTATCTTTATTAGTATCTACATAATAACCTATTATTTCAGTATTACTTGCAAATCCAAAATTTGAATACTGTGAATTACCGAGTATGTTTTCTACTACTCCTTCGTCAGGACCTTCACTTTTACTTACAGATATATTTTGACCATCTCTATACTCTCCTTGAGGTAGCAGTCTTTCATCTAGGTCTTTGTTCATTTTAGACCCGGTAAATAAATTCCTTACTTCTGGCATATTAGTGTTTTATCCACTTAGACTTACCTCTCATTACTTGAGCTATTTCTCCAAGTTTAATATTTGATAATCTTATTTTAGCATTTCTTAATTTAGCAGATCTATCTCTTTTAAATCTAGCAACTTGAAACTCTTGAACGTTGGTTCTACTAGCCATTATAGAATAAGCTATATGTGCATACATAGCATCTTCTGCCATCTTAGGTATTTTAGTGTCTAAATCGTAGGCTAAACCATCAGAAATGTATTCTAATACTATTAATTTATCAGCTAGATCACTAGAGAAAGAAAAAGTACCTAATCTTTCGTTGATGCTAAACCAACCATTCTCTTGAGATATTTGAGGTTCTAACCCAAATCTTCTTCCATAATTTAATTTCCACCAAGCGTAATCAAATACATACATGTTTTCCATATCTCCGTCGCCTACTATGTTATCAGTATTATTTGTTTGCCATCTTTGCTCTGTTTCAGATTGAGAAGCTAAGTTGTTTTGACTATAATTGTTCTGAGTAGGAACCCCTTGAGCGTCTTGAATTGGTATATTATATGGGTTTGTAGTTATATTATTTACTGGATATATTATATGTTGCACACCTTGGTTATCAATCCATGATACTCTAACATAATTAACATAGTCTTGTGGAATTGGTATAGACAAACTAGGTGGTATAGTTAGTTCTTGTGATTTAATACTTTTTAAAGTGTCATAACTAAATTCTTGTAAACCTCTTTTAGCATGGAACACAACGTCAGATCTCTTTACTCTTGGTATAATTTTATCCATACCAACATAACCAACAATAAAATTATTTACTACATCTTTTAAGCTTATGTAAGCGTAACTATTATAGTTCTTATTTATAGCTGGTTGTTTTAACTGCACATATACACTTGCAGCTGTGTATGTTCCAGTAAGTGTTATAATATTATTCACAGCGTCAGATATATAAGATAAGTTTTCTGCTTGAGCAACACCATCTAAAAATATAGTATAATTAGAAGCTTGAGATATTTGTAATCCAGCACTGTTATAAGCACTAACAACATTAGTATTAAACGTGCATGTAAACGTAGGATTAGCTACACTTGATAATGCAGAAAATAATTGTTGACCAGAATAATATTGTGCGTTTGTTTCAGTTATTAATCCCATTTATTATGATTTTTCATTTTGAGTATCTTGGTTTAATTGAGACGAAGCTGCTTGTATAACCGCCTGGTCTCTTATTATAACTCCTGCATATTGTAATATTTTTAATATAAGTTCAGTTTGCTGCATTTCACTTATTTCAAAGTTAACTGATCCAGTTGCTGGTATAACAGGTGTTAAACTAAAACCAGGTGTCCCGTCCCATATGTATTGACCTAAATTTCCAACTCCATATCCCCATATAGGATCAAGTGGTTTTCTTATATAATTAAAACCTATGTCAGCAGTAGACGGAGTTGATACAGCTGGATAAACCGTTAATTTGTTTTGTTGATAAATAGCTATTGGATTATTAATGCTTGGTTGCAGTAACGGTGAAAGAACTTGTTGATGGTATTCTCTTTTGCTAACTATTTCTATTTCAGGAGATCCTATTGCTTTTTCGTAAAAAGCTGATCCAAACCTATGTAGGTCAGTTGGTAAAGTGTATACATTACCAGTAACAGCAGATGCAGCTGCGTTTTTTTCAAATATTTGAAACTCGTCTTTCATTTTGTCCATACGAGAAGCAAACTCTACATCTGTTTTTGGCATACGTATGTATTGGTTATATTGTTCAAAAAAGTCTTCAAATATCTCTAACTGAGCTTGAGCACCTACTTTATTAAACTCATCAGGCGTTAAATATCCTCTTTGTTCTTTATTCAAGACAGTTAACACTGTGGTATATACCGTATTTACGTTTATTGCCATTCTAATATTTTTAAAAAAAAAGGGTGGCGATAAAACCACCCTTATTTATAATCACTTGTTATTTAAGTTTTTTCTCGATTGATTTAAAAACTTCAACTCCTTCGTCTGTCTTTAAAAAAGCAGCAAACGCTGAGTATGGGTTTTCTTCAAAAGGTACTTTCATTAATTTTTTACCATTAGAAGCCCAAGAGAATGTTCTTTGATCTTGTGATAATGTAATTATACGTTCTTCAGTTGCTTTTACAGCAATGTTTCTTAGTTGTATATTTTCATCATTAGCAAGTTGTAAGAACAAAGTAGGATTACTTTTAGCAAATACTAATAAATCTCTTTTAAGCTCTTTAGAACTCATCTTACTAACTTCAGAACCAATTTCAGTTCTTAATATAGCTTCTGCATGGTCAATATCTAGTTCTCTAGATAAAGATAATGCTTGAAACTCGTATTCTAAATATTCTAAATCATCAATAGCTTCTTTAACATCATCTTTCTCTTCATATCTTTTATTTAATTGTGGATGATATATAGATAATAATTTCTGTAAAGACTGTTTTTCTTTAGGAACAAATAAAGTTCCATCTTTAAATATTATATGCTCTAGAGTACATTCGCCTTTTTGCTCTTCAACAAATGGACTGTTCTGGTTAGAAGCATGTCTAATTTCTTTTTGTTTACCTTCTTTAGGGTCAAACCACAATAAAGGAAATCTTCTTGTATGTCTTGAAGGCAAAGTGTAAGTTAACGGTGCATAATCGTGTGTAAGATAATAAAGTCTATCTTTTATTTCCCAAGTATCTTTTTCTACTTTAGGAGTTTCAACGATTTTTTCAACCGTTTCTACAGCTTTTGCTGCAGGTTTTTTGTTTGTTTTTTCCATAATATAATATAATATAATAATTAAAAAAGACCCCGCCTAAGCGGGATCTTATTATTTAGTTGTTAAACTGTAACAGCTATTCCAGGAGTAGTTGTAGCTACGCCTGACATATCTACAGCAACACCACCACCACCATCAACTTTCTTGATAGCAGCTTTTACTCTTTTTGTAATTTCTGCACCATTTGATGCTGAAGTAATCACAACAGAACTTAAAGCAGCGTTTCCGTAGCTTATAGTACAAGTATTTGTAGCACCAGCAATTTTAACAACGCCGTCTAAAAATACTACTTCTTCGATGCTATTATGCGCATCTTCTATATATAATTGTGCCATTTTCTTAAATCTTTTAAATGTTAATAATTAATTAAGATGTAAACAATACAAAATTGTTAGCAGCTTGTGTTACTAAACATCTTTCAGATAGATAGTGTACTTCCATAGCATCAAGAGAAGAAGTATAAGCACCACCAACAGAACCAGTGATCCATGACTTCATTCTTCTATCATCAGTTTCAGAAGCTCTATATCTTACGTGTAAGAAAGGACGTCTAATATTTGATCCTAACATTTGGTCATATACTGTAGAAGTTCCAGCAGGAACTAACACACCTTTAATATTTGTAACCATACCTCTAGTAGAAGCATCATTTAAATATTTCCAGTCAGTTTTATAAAAGTCATAAGAACCTCTTCTAAAACCAGAGAAACCAAAGTTAAGAGCCATTTCAGCTTCGTTATCAAATAAACCGTAAGACGCAGCAGCAGTAGAAGCAAAACCTCCACCAGCTTGAGCAGCAATCATATCATCAAAATCAAGAGCAGTAGCTCTGTCTAAGAATAACATGTTTTCTTCAATAGCACCTTGTAAATCTAATTGTTGTAAGATAGCATCAAAATCTCCTAATGCACCAGCTCCAGGAGCAGCAGCACCAGCAAATCCAGAATATACATTACCTCTAGCATTTAGAGAAGCGAATAAACCTTCAGTACCTGTACCGTAGTTATTAGCAGCAGTATTAACAGTAACACCAGAAGCAGCAGTAGCTTTTTCACCTTCAACCATTGCCATTTCAAGATAATCTTCATATCTTAATCTAGTTTCTGATTCAGCTTTCATGTACCATAAATATCCAGATGTACCATCTTCAGTAGCAACTTCGATCCAACCGATCTGAGCAGTGTCAGAACCATTAACGAAATACTTATCTTTGATAATAATTGGTCTATTGCTATATTGAGTAACTTGAGGAGTAACAGAACCTATCATTCCTTCAGTACCTTTAGCAAAGTCAGAACCATAAACAAACACTTTTAAGTCTGAGTTACCTAACGCTCCAAAAGTAGCAGCAGTATAACAAACAGCAGTAAAAGTAAAAGTTCCAGGTGCTGGAGTAGCATCGTTAGCAGCTGCAGTAACCAAACCTTTTAGTGTTAATCCAGAAGCTGGATCAAATACTACTATACTTTGGTTAACTCTTACAACTACTTCGTTAGGAGCAGCTCCAAGAGGCGCTTGCACAGTGAAAACTGTACCAGCAACGTTGTCAACTTTGTCTACATTGTCATAACCAACATGTAGTCTATTTTGTTCAGACCAAATTACTTGATCAGATGTCATTGGCATTTCAGCGCCAACCATTCTTAAGAAACCTGATAACGTTCTGTTACCAAATCTTTCTACTTCTTGCTCATAGAGCTCAGGTAGATATTGTTGTGCAAAATCTGCAAAATTAGCACCAGCTGCATCATTCCACTGTAAATAGTTAGTAGAAAGGATCGATTGATCTTGAGTAGGTGATAATCCAGCATTAGTCACTGTGAATTGTCCCATTATATTGAGTTTTTATTTTTTTCTTATTTTTAATTTAGCACTATTTATTCCACTAACCGCTTTTATTTTCATGCCACCTAAAAATACTGCATCTGGATCAGGAGATAATCTTGGTTCAGAATTAATATTTTTAGACTTAGCGAACTCTGTTTTCACAGCATCAGCTTTTCCTTGTTCATAAAAGTGACTAGCTATAGTGTCTATGTTTTGTGCCGCAAACAAAGATTTGTGGTAGTTACTTAAATCCGTAATTGCCCCATCTTCATTTAAGAACTTCTTAAGAAAATTTGCAATATCATTTTGATTTTTTGCTAACTCACTTGGATTACTAACTTGATATTTCACATTTTTATCTTTTAATTTAAAATCAAAACCTTTGAAATCTTCATTAAAAAACTTGTTTGATCTATCAATAAAATCTTCACGAGTTTTGTTTACCTTGTCTTGCTCACTATTGTATCGGTTGAAAAAATCCATAGCTTTTTGTTGCTCTTGAGTAACGCCCGGTCTCAACTTGATCTCGTCGTAATATTTACTCTTTGTTTGCTCTAAAAAGTTTTTGGCTTTAGCAACCTCTTCCTTTATTGCAAGCTTACGCTTACGTACAGTTTTTTCATCATCTTCTTCCTCATCATACGAAAATTCATCATTAAGTAAAAACTCAATTTCTTCGTTATCTAAATGAGGTTTAGATTGTTTATAAAATTCTTTTAATAAAGTAACATCATCAGCTGATGAATAATCAGCGTTTAGTCTTACGTAGTCTTCAACTGTTCCACCAGTATCCTCCATAAATGAAACTAGTTTTTCTATATTTTCTGGTAAAGGTTTACCTGTCACCTTTTCGTCTCTTATAGCTTCTTTTAATTCACTAGTAGCTTCTTTAACTTCTTCTTTAACTTCTTCTTCTTTTACTTCTACTATTGGCGAAACTACTTCTTCGGCGCCCCGTACTTCTTCAACCACTTCTTTGCTACTTGTCTCGTTTTTCTTTTCTTCGACAATAACATTTCTATCATTTGTGCTTTGTGTTTGAATGGCATCTTCTTTGTTTTTGTTTAAATCTATCTTAGCTATTTCAGTTTCTTTGATCTCTGGTTTTTTAGATAAATCTATTTTGTTAGATTCTGGTTTGTTATTGGATAATTTTTTAGGGCGCTTTTTTATTTTAAAGTCACCCTCCTGTGGTGTGTTTTCTTTATTTTCCATGATATGATATTATATAATAATTCGCCTAGTTATTAGGCATTTCAAAATTGGTTGGCAACGTGCCGTCCTGTCTTTGTTGTATTAGTTGACTTTGTTGAGTTGCTTGTATTTTAGTTCTTTCATCTTTACGATCTTCAATGAAAGCTTCTTTCTCTCTCATTCCTTGAACTTCCATAGCTTTCAACTCTTTATCAAACCCATACTGTAATTCTATTAATTGCTTTTTTAATTCAGTTTCGCTCTGCATTCTTTGTAATTCAAATTGAGATTTTCCTTGCTCGATTTGTAAAGTAGTTTGTGCTAAAGCTTGTTGCTTTTGAACCTCAGCCATAGCTGCTCTTTCAGAAGCTTCCGCGTTTGCATCAGCTTGAGCTTTTATATTAGCTAAGTTGTTTTGTTGATCTTTTTCAGCTTTTTGTTCTTGCTTAAGTTTTAGTAGTTTATTAGCTAATTTTAAGTTTTTTATTTCTCTAATTTCTATAGCGTCTGGCAGGCTTATTGATTGTTGTTGTAAAGCTATTTGTATATTTTGCTCTAAAGCAGCTTTAGCTTCTTCATCTGGTTCAACCTCTAAATATATACCAAAATCATACAGGTGAAGATTTTGTATTTCTTCTAAGGTTTTAACATTATATAAACTTATACTATCTATTAAACTTTCTCTTAATAAATCAAACTGTATACTATCAGCAACTCTTAATGATATGTTTTCACAAGCTCTTAGTGTAAGAAATAAACTAGCATTTAATATGTGCCTAGTAGCTACGTTAGAATTAGCAGCAGCTAACTTTTGTAAACCAACTAATGATTGCTTATCTGGCATAGTACCATCTCTTGCTTCGTTAAGTCCGGTTACGTCTCTAATCATTTTTAAGTAATACTCGTAAGTTGATATTAAAGAATTAATTTTTTGACCACCTGAAGAGGTATTTAATTCTTGTATTGGAACTTTACCTTGATTAATATCACCGTCCTGCGTCATTGATCTACCAACTATAGAACCTGTTTGGAAATACATATTTAACGCTTCAGCTGGATTATAATTAGTACCATTACCAAGGTCTACTTCTGCTAAACCATCTACATCCATAAACACACCATCAGGAACTACTCTAGAAAGCACTTGCTGTAGTTTTAAGGAAGTTAATTGAATCATGTCAGCGAAACCTATCATACGTTCTACAGTTGACTCTATACGACCTTTATACATGTGAGGTGCAACTATTTGATAATTCATATTAACCTTAACAGTGTTTGAATAAGGTCTGGTCATATTCTCTGCAATTTTCCAGTCTAACATTATATCGTGACCTAATATTTTAGCTCCAGAATATAGTACTTCTATTGATCTTGAAACTTTGTCAAAATTATCGCTTGGTGGTGGATTAAAAAAGTCAGGCTTTTCTAAAGCTTTTTCTAAACCATTTTCAGTATATTTTATTTTATATACTTGATCCATATAAGTTTTATATTCAAAATATAATACTTGCACAGTGTTGTTATTGTCTTTACCTGTCCAGTTTCTAGTGTAATTAGTATTGCCTGGAAATTTTTGTATTTGCTCTAATTGTTGATTGGTTAATTCAGGAAATTCTTTTTTAAGCTCTGGTAAACTAATATTTTTAACTTCACCAACATAATATATATCTTCAAAATTAGGATCTTCTGTATAAGACCAAACTAAATTAGCTGGATCAACATAGTCGACAACAATACCTTCTGATTTATTCCAAGAAGTTTTAACAGCTCCAATGCCTAACACAACTAAGTCTCTATTGAATCTAGCTCTAGTTAGATCATATTTGTTTTTAGCTAAAGTATTTTCTATTAACTCTTCTTCTGCTATTTCAATAGATTGCTTGTAATCTAATTGCATGTGTATTTCTAACTCTTCCTCAGTTTCAGGAGCGCCAGCTGGAGCTTCTTTAAGATCTATACCTAACTCTTGTTGCATAGTTTGAATAAACTCTCTAGCTTGAATGTCTCTATATATTTTATTAGCGTATTCAGTTCTTTTCTTTTGTGAAGCTGGATCTTGTGAAAATGCTCGTATATCATACATTTTATCTGACATACCATTAACAACGATGTCTACAAATTTAGGAATTACCGGTACAGGTTTCCAATCTAAATTTAAATAAGACAAATCACCATTTATAGACAATTCATCCTTGTATTTTTGAACAGACTGTTCTCCTCTAGCGTATAATCTTCGTTGATGGAATATAGTATAATTAAAAGAATATCTATTGCCACCGACACCTTGACTAAACCATTCACCTTCTATAGCTCTAGCTACTTGAAGACCATATTCTGTAGTCATCTTCTCTTCTTGAGGAATTACTTGATCTGGAAAAGAGCTTCTAGTATTAGTGTATATCATTTATTTATTAATTTTTGAAAGGATACCATCATTGTTGAATGTTTTTATTCCTAAATTTACTTTTTTCAAAGTTCTTTCTGCTATAGGTTTATACTTGTTTTTATTACAAGCCATTATAGCTAATCCAGAACTAATAGATGCATCATGTTTGGTTCTATTGTTTATATTAAATTTACCCCAGTCTTCTAATGTATCTTGATGATACATATCTCCATAGCCATCCTGCTTTAAACCTACATAAGTATCAATATAAGCTTCAATAGCTGCAGCATGCGCCTGTTTAATATCTTCGCTTGAGTTAGGTATTCCACCTATTTCTTTTTCCGTTACTGAAAGTTTATTCCAAACTTTGTCAGGGCGATTCATTGAAAAACCTCTATAACCTCTACGTTTTAAGTAGTATAACAATCTTGGCTTGTTGTTTTCAGCGAGTATAGGCATGCCATAAAATACTAATGACATTAAAACATCCTCAAAAAATATTTCAGCAGTTTGTGGTCTTGATATATATTCTAAGAAAAAATGATTTGGTGGTGCATCTTCCATACTAAATTTAGTAAGACCATGTAATGATCCTTTAGAACCTCTACCATCAACAGTTCCCGATATATCATAACTATCACATCCAAAAGCGCCAATATGCTCATTTCCAGGATATTTTGTTCCATTTCTTATAATCACTTGATTTTGAAGTGATTTAGGTGGTACCCAACTAACTTGAAATCTACCGTTTTTATTTGGAACAAATATCACCTCAGTATCTTTAATTCCATTTAACCACTGGAAACTACCTTTAGTTATATTAGCTCTATTGTTAAAATCTTCATTATAATCAACTTGCTCATATATTTTAGT